CCAGAGAACGACTTCAACGGCAGTTCTATTGGTTTGGCTCTCGCCGTTGGTGAGAGTTAATCGCACTTAAAAAAACAAGAATTTATCGGCTTAAAGGTCAACAGCAGAGACGTCGAGTTTCCCAGTCATAAGTTGAGGAAGTAAACTATCCCGGATTGAGGATAATCGGAGATTCTCCTCGTGGTTGTTGCGTATCTGGGCATCCATAGGAGCAACAATCTCCTCAAACTTATCGATCAATGAAGCTGGTGGCAACACAATAGGCATTGAATTAAGTGAATCTTTATTGATTGAGCCAAATACGGTGCCTTCACCGTTAAAGACATCAAGCTGATCCTTGAGGTCAAAAACTGTATAAAGCACAAAAGACTGATGATTATCTTTTGAGTGAATTGCTCCAAGTCCTCGACCGATGCAGCAATTTTCACGGGCAACATTCAGATCCCCAACAGGAGCTCTGACACTCATAAGAACATCATTTTCCTTAGCCATACGCTTCGGCTCTGTTGTAAAGAGTCGTTGTGTAGGAAACCGAAAACCGAATTTGGTACGACCTTGATAAAATACAGTTCCAATTCCGTCTTCGTTGTAGGTGCTTCCGCTCGGTGACTGTCCCATTGTGATATCTGCAATATCAGAAAGAACACCGTTTTCCCTGTCATTGTCTGGCACAGCAAACATATCAGAGTAGATTGCCTGTGCTTGCTGCTCTAAATTCTTGTTTATAGTATCATTTATAGCAATCTTGCTGTCGATAGCATAAAGAACACTGGATATTTTTATCTGAACAGCATAATCGTAATCGGGAACATCATATTTCATAATTATTTTTTTATCACCACGAGGCATTTTAGTTCCCTTTGATGTTACCATCGAATAATTAAAGAAACTATCTGACGAAAGGACATAATATAAAAACATTGGCGATACGCCATCTTTTGCTCTAAATACAAGAACATCATTGGAACACCCTCCATCTTTTGTAGCAAACCATATTTTCTTAAAATATGGACGTATATTCGAAACCAAGACATCATTTGTCCGATATTGCTGTGTTTGTGTCACAGACGGAAGTGCTATAGCTCTGGTTATACCGCCCTTATCTGGAAGCATGTTCTCAGTGGAAATATAATTGGTATTATTCAAATCCGCAACATCAACCTTTCCTTTCACATAATCACAAATATCCGATAATTTAGATCTCATAGCCAATTGCTCCTAACTTTTTTCGGATTTCATCCTCTAATTCATGCGATTTAGCAAACATATCAGACAACTCCGAAGTAAGTCTGTTCATTTTTTCATCAAATGGTTCACCATCATCTTCCTGATCTTCAATACCAACATATCGTCCGGGAGTTAAAATATAATCTTGATTTGCAATATCTTCAAGAGTTGCGACAGCGCAGAATCCTTTTATATTTTCTAGCTTTCCCTCTTGGAAAGCTGTAAATGTATGAGCTATTTTATCAATATCGCCAATAGTTCCATCTGGTTGTATTCCCTCTGTAAAATCACGGTGCTTACGATCTACCATAAAACCCATTTTACGAGCATCAATAAATACAGTCTTCCCTCGTTGTTTTTTATCTTTTGTGATAAACCAAAGCGTAACCGGAATCGTAACACTATAGAAAAGCTGTGTAGGCATAGCTACAATTCCCTCAATTAGATCATCTTCAATAATTTTTTTTCGTATTTCACCTTCACCACTTGATTGAGTTGAAAGAGCACCATTTGCAAGCACCAGTCCGATTTTTCCGTTTGGTGCAAGATGATGAATCATATGCTGAATCCATGCAAAGTTGGCATTGCCCGCCGGAGGAAGTCCATACTTCCAGCGAACATCGTCCTTTAATTTCTCCTGTCCCCAAGGATTATAATTGAAAGGTGGATTTGCAAGAATAAAATCGGCTTTCAACGTCGGATGCAGATCATTTGTAAATGTGTCTGCATGATATGGTCCTAGATTGGCATCAAGGCCACGAATAGTTAAGTTCATAACAGCCATCTTCCAAGTATCCGGATTTGCTTCCTGACCATATATAGAGATAGTCCCTCTGTTACTGGAATGTGCCTGAATAAATTCTGCAGACTGAACAAACATACCGCCGCTACCACAGCAAGGATCATATACACGGCAATTTGAATATGGCTTTAAAACAGAAACCAGCGTATTTAAAATACTTGATGGCGTATAAAATTCTCCACCGCCTTTACCCTCTTTAGCTGCAAACTGAGCGATACAGTATTCATAAGTTCTACCGAGAACATCACGATTTCCTTCCGTCTCACCCATATCCATATTGGTGAAGAGATCAACAACGTCCCCTAATACCCTCTTATCCAGATCCGGACTTGCGTAGTTTTTCGGAAGGACATTTTTCAGTTTTTTATTGTCTGCTTCAATCGCACGCATGGCATCATCGATAACCGTACCGATTTCCGGCTTATGAGCAGCAGCCGCGATCTTATCCCAACGAGCCTCAGCTGGTACAAAGAACACGTTATCTTCCAGATATGCATCCGGGTCATCTTCAAAGCCGTCACCTTCGGCTACGAGCTGCTTGTATTTTTTATCAAATGCTGTGGAAATATATTTCAAGAATATAAGTCCAATAATTACATTTCTATATTCAGCAGCCGGGATATGCCCCCAAAGTACGCAAGCCGCATCCCAGATCTGTTTTTCAAAACCAATGTTAGCATTGTTTTTATCAGCCATTTTCTGATTCCTCCTATTTTTTCTCTATTGGTGCATCTTCATTATCCACTTTTTGCTATCCCATTGTCTGGACTTCATCTTTTTCTGGTATGTCAACCATTTCCATAATATCAGATATATCACAGTTCAATGCATTACAGATTTTAATCAAAACTGCCGCTGTAATATTTTCGTCTTTTCCAAGTTTTGCAAGAGACGCTGTACTAATTCCGCTCTTATCTCTTAAATCTGTTCTTGCCATAGGGATATGATTTGTCCCCATATGGAGTAATCCATGCAAGCATTCTAAATACTTCTGCATACATTTTTGCATTCATTAATGCAGAATTCATGCTTTCTTGATTTTTATTACTAAATTTTATGGCATCATCGCCTGCATATTCATATGCAGTCATTAAACGTCCTTGTCCTTGTGCAATTACACTTGCCATATCATTGAGCGTAAAAGATGATTGTGCTCCCAATTTTTCATATAATTGTTTGATAACTTGTACCTGCGTAGAATATTGTGTTCCTGGGTTTCTAAAACGTAACATCAAATTCTGTATACCTCCATTTTAAAATTATTATGTTTTATAAATTGTAGTATATTGACATGTTAGAATTTATACATAGCTCAGATAAAGCGAATTTCTCTTAGATCTCCTGAAGTAAACAACATGCAAACTCGCCTTATTAATCAATTTTTTTCTGGAATTAAACAGTTTGCTTCATTACTTCATCAATAAATAAAACCCTTTTATAAAGGAAAGTTGTTATACCATAATATTGGTTAGCAGTTTGTCTATTAAACATTGCTTATAAAAATCATGTATAAAAATCAAGTTATTGCTGATTATTACTGTAATAGCTTGATTTCTATGATACTATAATATTATATTAAAAACTAGTACTTTTACATATTGCAGACAAATCATAGCATTAAAAAGATTGGATGTGATAGAATCATGCAAAATCATTCTTTTAAAGATTATGTAGCAGACCACCTATATAACGAGTTATTTACGGCGCTTTCCAACTTTTTAGAAGAAAACCGTAGCAACTTGCATGTTATTTCACAACACGTGACGGCTATTGACGAGGCTAACCTTTCAGACATCGAGATCAAAGGCGTTTACATTGATAACCAACCCGGTATGAAAATAGCCTTTGATGTTCTTGTCGAAGCCCAACTTGAAATATCCGAACATGATCGCCATACGGATAGAGACGATGATGCCTATCCATGGTTTAAGATTTCCTGCACCGGTGATCTATCCCACAACCTTGACGATTTTTCTACCACTGCTATTGAAGAATACAACTGCAAAGATAAGCAACAGCATCCCATGTCAGATTCACTCGTTCCTATTATTCGAAAGAACCAGTTAGAAAAAGTTGCCACTGATTTCTTACAAAAACATTACCCAGAGGCACTTGATGCGCCTATGTCGCTCGGTCCAGTTGATCTTGCAGAACGCATGGGACTGTCCGTTGATTTAAAAACCATTACTCCCGATTTTTCAGTTTTCGGCCAAATCTGCTTTGCTGATTGTGATACCGAATATTATGACGAGGACACCGACTCCATCAAAACCATTCATGTTAACAAAGGCACTATACTTGTTGATCCGAACGCTTTTTTTCTGCGAAATTTGGGTGCTGTAAATAATACGGTCATCCATGAATGTGTTCACTGGGATCTGCATCGAAAAGCCTTCGAATTAGAACGGCTCTATAATAAAGAACTGACACATATCCGCTGTCAAGTAGTAGGTGGCATAAAAAAAGATAACATCAGGACAGCAACTGACTGGATGGAATGGCAGGCAAACTCATTGGCACCTCGTATTCAAATGCCATTTACACCTTTTAAGCTAAAAGCAGATGCGCTTATCAAGGAATATCAAAAAGAACTTCACACCAATGAACTCATTGATGTCATGGAGCCAGTTATTGATGCACTGGCTACTTTCTTTTGTGTTTCACGTTGTGCCGCTAAAATTCGCATGGTCGACGTTGGCTATGAAGAAGCTATGGGAGTATTCATTCATATCGATGGGCACTATGTAAAACCACATGCTTTTAAGAAGGGTTCGCTTGCCAAAAATCAAACCTTTTCCATTAGCATAAATGATGCCCTATGTGAAAGTTCCCTTAACCAAAATCTTCGTACAACATTAGAAGAAGGAACCTATCTGTTTGTTGATTCACATTTTTGCATTAATTCCCCACAATATATCGAAAATGATGAAAATGGGCAACCTGCGTTAACAATATATGCACAGCATCATATTGATGAATGCTGCCTTATATTTGATTTATCTGTTCATCATTCTACGAATGCTTATGGTAAACAATTTTACACAGAATGTGTCTTGTTCCGTGACGCATCATCCGATATCATTTTTGAAGCAACCTATGTGCCTTCAAAGCATAACCAAACCATAGAAGCACATGCAAAGCTCATTAAAGCCTGTAATGCGGAAATACATAAAGTGTTAAGCAGACTTCCTCATGATTTTCCAGATGCTCTGGTTGCAATTATGAAGTGGCGAGACATTACTGTTGAAAAGCTGGCCGAGGAAGCGGGGCTGGATGCTAAAACAATAACTCGGCTTAGAAATAGCCCTAATTATACGGTAAAAAAGGAAACACTATTCGCTGTATGTATAGGGCTTCATATTCCACCACCATTAAGTAGTGAGCTATTTGAAAAGGCAGGCATACGGTTAAATAGTACCGAGCTCGATCTTACATATCGTTTTTTATTAAATTATTGTTGGCAAGACACATTAGAAGATTGTAATGTATATTTAGCTGAGCCAAAAAAGAAACCACTTGGCAGAAAAGAATAAAAAGTTTTAAATTCGACCGGACATTTAATGTCCGGTTATTTTTTTGCCTATTTTCAGGCATATGTTTTCAAATACATCACCATTATAGGTAGCTTTTTCTATGATATAGCCAATATTTCGGACATTCCATGACCGTGTGCTAACACTATCCTTCTTCTACAATGGAGCTAAAGCAAGGGAACATATCTACTGTTCTTTGCCAGTTATATAAAATGATGAGCCGAATGGCTCCCGTTTAAAAAAAACGGCGAGTTTTTTCGGCCTTTTCTGGTGCCCTTTTTCTCGTTGTATGAGAAGGAGGGCATTATTATGCTAATCAACTATCATTCGGTAACAGGTGAAGTAACGGAAGTCGAGGTTTCTGCGGAAATTGGTGCCGTTATCGTCGAATTGGATCGTAAGGAATATAACATCAATCACAAAGAAACGCGTCGCCATGTTTCGTTAGAAGCGTATGATCCCTATAATAAGCTGTTATGTATTAATCCAGAGCCATTATGTGCATTACTAGAGGCAGAAAACAAAAATGCACTGATGACTGCGATCCAAAAGCTGAAACCAGCACAAAAAGAGCTGCTTTATCGTATTTTCTGGCAAAAAGAAACCCAGTGCAGCATTGCCGCTGAAGAAGGAGTCAGCAAAATGGCAATCTCCAAGCGTCTAAAAACGACGTTAACAGCACTTCGTCATAATCTTAACGAGTAAATTCTTATGGGCATCCTATCATGGGATGCCTTTTTACTATTTTTTTATTGGCAGGTTTACTTTCTCTCTTTTTATGGCCTATCTATGTAAGGCACAACAAGACAGCCTCACAGAAAGGTAGGTCACAAAATGGAGCACCATCTTACTATTCGTGTTTCAAAGAAGCCCGTAGATACTGGAATTGTCAGTTACCATACCGTTACCCTTCGCGAACGAATTCTTCGTTTCTTGCTGGGAAAGCCGTATACGCTGACCGTTCTTGTACCCGGCAACAGTATCAAATCACTATCGATTGACGAAATTCCAAAGGAAGGAGGAAATTCCCATGAGCCAACCCAATCAACAGCTTCATAACGTAATTACTAATTTACATGCATTGGCGGATTCCTTACAAGTGCTGGCTGATACTATGGCAAGTGAAGATCAGGAAGCTACTGCACACACGGTCTCCACCCCACCCACAAAGCCGCAAAAGCCAGCTCTTACTCTTGTCGATGTCCGCATGGTACTGGGTGAAAAAGCGAATGCCGGATTTTCTAAAGAAGTCCGCAACCTGCTGCATAAATATGGGGCCAGTAAATTAAGTGCGGTTTCTCCAGGGCAGTATCCAGTATTACTAAAAGATGTGGAGGCGATCGGACATGCCGCCGAGTAATCATGCCATATTATCCGCTTCCTCCTCATATCGCTGGCTGCATTGTCCCCCATCGGCACGACTGGAAAGTAACTTTGCGTCTACTGAGTCGCAAGCAGCCGCCGAAGGAACTGCCGCTCATGCGTTAGCCGAGCACAAGCTCCGACGCGCACTCAAGTGGCGAAGCAAACGTCCAGTCTCTGATTACGATACTGATGATATGGAACAATACACCGACGACTATTGCGATTTTTGCATGGAGCAGTATGAGCAAGAAAAGCAAAACTGTCCGGATACCAAGATAGCGACTGAAATCAAGCTGGATTTGTCGGCCTATATTCCACATGGTTTTGGCACCTGCGACTGTTTGATTGTTTCAGACAAACGACTTTACATTATTGATTTCAAATATGGGCAAGGAATCGTGGTCGATGCCACTAACAATTCACAGTTAAAGCTATATGCACTCGGGGCACTGGCGCTCTATGGTAACTTGTACGATTGCACGGAAGTTGCCCTGACGATTTTTCAACCGCGTCGCGATAATATTGGTACCTGGACAATTCCCACAGCAGATCTGTTGGCTTGGGCAGAAGCAGAATTAAAACCCACGGCGCAACAAGCCTATACAGGAGAAGGCAATTACTGTTCCGGTGATTGGTGTACCTTTTGCCGGGCCGCTACGAAATGCCGCACCCGAGCCGAAGCCAAGCTGAAATTAGCAAACTATGAATTTGCCTTACCCCCACTTCTCACCGATGACGAAATTGAACATATTTTGGGTATGCTTGATGATCTTACCCCATGGGCCAATACTTTAAAAGCCTACGCATTAGATGCCGCCGTAGCGCATGGCAAGGTATGGCAAGGCTGGAAGGTTGTTGCAGGGCGCTCTAATCGTAGGTATACAGACGAGGCTAACGTGGCGGAAGCAGCAAAAACAGCCGGGTACGAGGATATTTACAAGAAAAAGCTCATTACGATTACTGAAATGGAAAAGCTGATGGGCAAGAAAAACTTTACTACCATTCTCGGTGCATTGGTAGATAAGCCACCGGGAAAACCCACGCTTGTACCACTGACAGACAAGCGTCCGGCTCTCAATATAACAGATGTCAATCATGAATTTACAGAGGTAACTGAAAATGAATCCTATTAATAAAACGAAAGTAGTAACTGGTACTGTACGTCTTTCCTATGCCAATGTATGGGAACCAAAATCCATTAACGGCGGCAAAGAAAAATATAGTGTGTCGCTCATTATTGCCAAGTCCGATACAAAAACGCTCGAAGCTATCAATACCGCCATTGACGCTGCCATTACAGAAGGCATTTCTAAATTTGGAGGTAAAAAACCAAATAAAGCATCCCTAAAACTTCCCCTGCGAGATGGCGATGTCGAACGCGATGATGATGCCTATAAAGATAGTTATTTTGTTAATGCCAATAGTATTACAGCCCCACAGATTGTAGATAAACACGTACAACCCATTTTAGACCACAGCGAGGTATACAGTGGCGTGTATGCCCGGGTATCCATTACGTTTTATGCCTTTAATTCAAATGGCAATCGTGGTATTGCCTGCGGGCTGGGTAATATCCAAAAGATTTCCGATGGAGAGCCATTAGGCGGCAAGACCACGGCAGCCGATGATTTTACCACCTTAGATAATGACGACTTTTTATCCTAATTAAATTACGAAAAGAGGTACTGAGACAATGTTGAAAACAATAATAGATACTGTATTAGCAATTGATTTTACTGTGCTTTCCCTCGTGGGAATGGTATTCATGATCCACTCCTTACTGGATGACGCCAGACGCCGTAAACGGGAAAAAGAACTCGATAATCGGCTGAACAACCGATCCTAATCCAAATAAGCTGCATATGGGGCGGAGGTATTTCCTCTGCCCTATTGCTATACAAAAGAAGGTGTATGTATGAAGCATATCAGTATTGATATCGAAACCTATAGCAGCACGAATCTTTCAAAAGCTGGTGTATATCGCTATGCCGATAGTGATGATTTTGAAATCCTGCTTTTTGGGTATGCCGTAGATACTGGCAAGGTGCACGTAATTGATCTTGCCTGTGGCGAGAAAATTCCTACTTCTATTATAGAAGCCCTATCCGATGATGCGGTTACCAAGTGGGCATTTAACGCGCAGTTTGAACGTGTTTGCCTGTCCCATTACCTAAAGCATTGGCTGGCACCTGGCTCCTGGCATTGTACGATGATCTGGTCTGCCACACTGGGCCTTCCCTTATCGCTAGAAGGTGTCGGTACGGTATTAGGCTTAGATAAGCAAAAATTAAAGGAAGGTCATGATCTCATCAAATATTTTTGTATGCCTTGCACTCCTACGAAGGCGAATGCAGGCCGTACACGCAACCTTCCCCAGCACGACAAGGAAAAATGGCAGCGTTTTACGTTCTATAACCAGCGTGATGTTGAAACCGAAATGAGCATTCAAAAGCGGTTATCCATATTCCCTGTATCCGCTACAGAATGGCAGCATTATAAGCTGGATCAGGAAATAAACGACCGGGGCATCCAGATAGATGCCACATTAGTACGACAGGCTATTGTTTGTGATGATACCTTTCACCATACCCATTTAAAAATAGCATAAGAGTTAACGGGCCTTGAAAATCCCAATTCACCAATCCAGCTTAAAGAATGGTTAGTAGCAAACGGTATGCCGCTCCCTTCCCTTTCTAAAAGCGAGGTTTCTACTGCACTAGAAACGGCTACGGGTAACGTCAAAACCGTATTGGAATTACGCCAGCAGCTTGCCAAATCCAGCGTCAAAAAATACACGGCGATGAAAGCTGCCAAATGTAACGATGGTCGTATACACGGTTTGCTGCAATTTTATGGTGCCAATCGGACCGGGCGCTGGTCCGGCAGGCTCGTACAAGTACAAAATTTACCGCAGAACCATCTGCCGGATCTGGCACTGGCACGTAGCCTCATCAAATCCGGTCAGTTCGATATGGTAGAACTGCTTTATGATTCCCTTCCCTCTGTGCTATCAGAACTGATCCGTACGGCATGCATCCCAAAACCGGGCTGCCGCTTTTTTGTAGCCGACTTTTCAGCCATTGAAGCACGGGTAATTGCGTGGCTTGCTAAAGAAAACTGGCGCATGAAGGTATTTGCAGCCGGTGGAGATATTTACTGTGCATCCGCCAATCAAATGTTTCACGTACCGGTGGTAAAACATGGCATCAACGGACACCTCCGGCAAAAAGGTAAAATAGCCGAGCTTGCATTAGGATACGGCGGTTCTGTCGGTGCGTTAAAAGCTATGGGCGCTATCGAGATGGGAATTCCTGAAGAAGAACTGCAGCCGCTTGTAGCTGCCTGGCGTACCACCAATCCCCATATTGTAAAGCTGTGGTGGGATATCGACCGGGCAACAAAAAAATGTGTCAAGGAACATGTATCCACAGAAGCACACGGGATTTACTTCAAGTATCAATCTGGCTGCCTGTTTCTCCAGCTTCCCTCTGGCAGAAGGCTTTCGTATGTAAAACCTCGTATTGCCTTAAACCGATTCGGTAAGGAAGCCGTTACCTATGAAGGCATTGGTAGCACCAAGAAATGGGAACGGCTGGAATCATACGGGGCAAAATTTGTTGAAAACATCGTACAGGCCACCAGCCGGGACATTTTAGCGGAAGCTATAGAACGGCTAAATGAAGCTGGTTTTAACATTGTGATGCACGTCCACGATGAAGTCATCATTGAAGCGCCACGTGATGCCTCGCTGACAACGATCTGTACTATCATGGGGCAACCGCCAAATTGGGCAGATGGCTTACTACTCCATGCCGATGGGTATGTTTGTGATTTTTATCAAAAAGATTAAAAAATTTCCGAGTATCAGGGTTTACTTCTCACATTCTGCTGGCCTATCTGTGAGAGCCATTTCCCCAATACCCGGATTTTTTTATACCGGGTTCGAATCTGATTTGTTTGCTTTGCCTATAGATAGGAGGGACAAATGGCTCCCAAAAAATCTATATAAAGGTGGTTTTATTATGAAAGAACTGATACCGAGAGACGAATATGGTGTATTTGCGGATACGCGGGACGTTGCAAGAGTGGACAGCCGTTATGTGGCACAAGCGTTTGAAAGGAAACACAAAAATGTGCTCCGCGATATCGCCAACATTACTGGACCTAAATCCGGATTAAGTAAAAATTTTGCTGAGCTCAATTTTGAGCGGATTACTTACAATGACTCCGCTGGAAGAAAATTACCATGTTATCTACTGACAAGAGATGGCTTCACTATGTTGGCGATGGGATACACCGGGCAAAAAGCTATACATTTTAAAGAGCTTTACATTCATCGCTTTAATGAGATGGAACAATTTATCGACACTTTGGTTCATGTCCGTGATGAATTTCCACTTCTTACGGAACAAATTAAGCTACTCCATGATAATCCAAAACCATATCATTTCAGCAATGAATGTGACATGATCAACCGTATCGTATTAGGAAAATCAGCAAAACAATTTCGAGATGCATATGGCATTCCCAAAGGAGAAAGTATTCGGCCCCATCTTACAAATGAACAACTCAGCATGATCGATTTACTGCAAAAATTGGATTATGGTCTGATGCTTGCGACACCGAGCTTTCAAGAACGAAAGCAACTTCTCATCAATTATGTCATGAAAAAAGCAAGTCTACAAGGAGGCACCGATGATGGCAGCAGGTAAAAACAGTGAGGGATATCCTGATCCAACCGCCTGTGATGCTATCAAACATATCCATAAGGAAGAAAAGGCAGCGGGAAACCCTGCCTTTCGTCCATTGGTGTACATCTGCTCACCCTATGCAGGCGATATGGAAGCAAATGCAGCCCATGCCAGACGCTATTGCCGATATGCCGTTGATACTGGCTATATTCCCTTAGCCCCACATTTATATTTCCCGCAATTCATGATAGACAGCAATTCTAACGAACGCAACCTCGCCTTATTTATGGATATCGTACTACTGCGTAAATGCCAGGAAATATGGGTGTTTGGAAGTGTTATATCAACCGGCATGGCCCTTGAAATTGCGAAGGCCAAAAAACATAACCAGAAAATCCGTTATTTTACACAGGAATTACAGGAGGTCGAAAACATATGCAATTAACGCTTTATACAGCAGTTTGCACCGGTAATGCCAAAAACTGCCTGTATCCCAATCAGCATACCATCATGAACAGCGATGATTTTAAAGCGGCGATTCGAAAGGATCATGTATGTGCTGCCTATGACAACAACTACCGCAATGCGAAGCATTTTATAGCAGCAGATTGCCTTGTCATGGACTGTGATAACGACCATTCGGATACGCCAGCAGACTGGGCCACACCGGATACCATTTTCTCCACATTTCCGGAGGTTGCCTGTGTCATTTCGTATAGCCGTAATCACATGAAAATTAAAAATGGCAAAGCGGCACGGCCTAAATTCCATGTGTACTTCCCCATTACCGAAATCGCGGATCCGGATGCCTATGTAGCTTGTAAGAAAAAGATATTGTCAGTGTTTCCGCTATTTGATGATAAAGCACTGGATGCGGCCCGGTTTATCTTTGGCACCGATAGCACCGAGGTACTTTGGAACGATGGCCCTCGTACCATTGACCAGGTTTTAAGCACTGAGCTGGATACGATACCTGAAGGAAAACGCAACAGCACCCTCTCCCATTTTGCCGGGCGGCTTACGAAACGCTTCGGCACGACCGAGGAAGCACATCAATTATTTATAGCAGAAGCCGCGAAGTGCAATCCCCCGCTTTCCAAGGAAGAATTAAATACCATCTGGCAAAGCGCCATACGATTTGCCGGTAAGGTACAACAACAGGATGGCTATATTCCACCAGAGGATTACAATCTGGATTTCAAAAATGAATTTGTTTTAATGCCCGGTGACTACTCCGATGTCGGTCAAGCTGTAGTGCTGGCTCGAGAATATGCCGATACGCTCCAATTTACAACGGCTACCGACTTTTTACATTATGACGGGATATGTTGGAACGAATCTGACGAACAGGCACTCGCTGTGGTGCAGGAATTAACCGATAGGCAGCTACAAGAAGCGGAAACTGCAGAACGTGCTGCTTGGCAAAAGCTGAAGCAATCCGGTGGTTCTGATGTGTTAGTCGGCTCGGGTGCAGCTAAGGCGAAAAAACTGTTTGATGCAACACAACTGGCAGCCTTTACCCAATATGCGATCGCAAAGGAATATAAAACGTTCGTTATTAAGCGTCGCGATACCAAATATTTAAACTCCTGCCTGCAGGCAGCAAAACCCATGCTGCAATGTAAGCCGACAGAGCTAGACAATAATGAATTTTTACTGAATACCCCACTAGGAACATATTATCTGCCAGATGGATTATGTGGCATACATCCGCCAACAGCAACGGATAAAATCACCAAGGTAACGGAGGTTTCGCCTGGTGATACGGGAAAAGATTTGTGGTTTTCTGCTATCAATACCTTCTTTTGCAAAGATACAGAACTTATCGAGTATGTCCAGCAAATTGTGGGACTGGCTGCTATCGGAAAAGTGTATGTGGAAGCCCTTATCATTGCTTACGGTGAAGGTCGCAATGGGAAATCCACCTTCTGGAATGTTATCTCCCGGGTACTTGGCACCTATAGCGGCAACATATCGGCAGATACATTAACTGTCGGCTGTCGCCGGAATGTAAAGCCGGAAATGGCCGAAGCGAAAGGAAAACGGCTGCTTATTGCCGCCGAGCTTGATGAAGGTATGCGGCTCAACACCTCTATCATCAAGCAACTATGCTCGACGGACGCGGTTTTTGCAGAAAAGAAATATAAAGATCCTTTCCAGTTTATTCCCAGCCACACCTTGGTGCTCTATACCAATCACCTACCCCGCGTCGGTGCCAACGATCCCGGTACCTGGCGCAGGCTCATTGTGATACCCTTTAACGCTCGCATTGAAGGAAACGACGATATCAAAAATTATGCAGACTACCTGCTAAAAAATGCAGGCGAGTATGTACTGGCTTGGATCATTGAAGGGGCGCAGAAGATCATTCATAAAGAATTCCAGCTTACCACGCCAGCCTGTGTACGGGAAGCCATTGGTTCGTACCGTGAAAACAATAACTGGCTCGGCCATTTTCTGGATGAGTGCTGCGAACTTGGCGAAGCTTATCAGGAAAAATCCGGTGATTTTTATACTGCGTATCGGAACTTTTGTAATGTTACTGGTGATTATGTGCGAAATTCTGCCGATTTTTATACTGCCATTGAACAAGCCGGGATTATGCGTTTTAGGAATCGCCAAGGCCGGTTTGTTAGCGGAATACGACTGACAGAAAAAGCTATTTTAAACTAAAGCGTGACACCTCCGACACCTCCTACCATAAAGTCTCTATGGGCCCTTAAAATTTAACCCCTATAGGAAGTTATAGTAACCAGGTGTCGGGGGTGTCACACACCTTGATGAAAAGTCGATACTAAACACCCTGATGGAGGAAATCATGCGAGAAAAAATAATCGAACAGCAGCTTGTGCATGCTGTAAAACATAAAAATGGCATCTGTCCCAAATTCATCTCCCCCGGATATGACGGGATGCCGGATAGATTGGTGCTGCTGCCCCATGGACGCATCGCCTTTGTGGAGCTTAAAGCACCCGGAAGGAAAATGCGACCGCTACAGATACACTGGAAGCGCCAATTAGAAGCACTGGGTTTTCCAGTATACTGCATCGACAATAGCACGCAGATAGGAGGAATGCTGGATGCAATACAAGCCACATGATTATCAAACCTATGCCACAAACTTCATCTTAAAAAATCCAACGGCTGCCATTTTGCTGGATATGGGATTGGGGAAAAGCGTCATTACCTTAACCGCTATAGAGCAATTAATTTATGACAGTTTTGACGTCCATCGCGTGTTGGTGATCGCACCCCTACGTGTAGCACGAGATACGTGGCCAGCAGAAATCCAGAAATGGGACCATCTGCATGATGTAACGTATGCCGTTGCTATTGGTACGGCTACGGAACGAAAAGCCGCACTCTTGCAGCAGGTCAATATCCACATTATCAATCGTGAGAATGTGCCTTGGCTAATAGAAGATTCCGGCATCCCCTTTCATTATGACATGCTGATAATTGATGAGCTCTCCTCCTTTAAATCGTATCAAGCAAAACGGTTTCGGAGCTTATTAAAAGTTCGTCCCAAGGTAAAACGTATCGTAGGACTGACCGGTACGCCTTCTTCGAATGGCTTGATGGATCTGTGGGCAGAGTTTCGCCTGCTGGATATGGGACAGCGGCTTGGTCGCTTTATCACCCACTACCGGAGTGAATTTTTCCAACCGGATAAGCGGAACCAGCAGATGATCTTTTCTTACAAACCAAAACCCGGTGCAGAAGAAGAAATCTATCGGCGTATTGCAGACATCACCATTTCCATGAAAAGCAAGGAGTATCTGACCATGCCAGCATTAGTACGAAATGAAATCCAGGTACAGTTATCGAAGCGGGAACGAAACATGTATGATACCTTGTGTTCCCAGCTTGTGCTTTCACTAGATGGGAAAGAAATTGATGCCGTAAATGCGGCTGCCTTATCGAACAAGCTATGCCAGATGGCAAACGGTGCCGTCTACGATGCGGAAAAACGAATCATTCCCATTCATGACCGAAAGCTCGATGCCCTGGAGGATATTCTTGAAGGTGCTAATGGCAAACCCGTATTGATTGCGTATTGGTTCAAGCATGATCTGATACGGATTCAGCAGCGGTTTACCGTACGGGAAATCAAGACTTCGCAGGATATAACAGATTGGAACGCTGGTGTTATTCCTGTTGCTATTCTCCACCCCGCCTCCGCCGGGCATGGTCTGAACCTGCAACAAGGTGGCTCCACCATCGTCTGGTTTGGACTAACCTGGAGCTTGGAACTATATCAACAAACGAATGCCAGGCTCTGGCGGCAAGGGCAAACGGATACGGTCGTCATTCATCACATCCTGACTGCCGGAACCATAGATGAAACCATAATGAAATCGTTGAAAGAGAAAAACAAAACCCAGGCTGCACTGATTGAGGCAGTCCGGGCCAGTTTACGAGGAGGAAGCCTATGAGTGTTATCTGGAAGTACCTGAACAAACGAAGCGGTGCCATTGATGCCATCCGAGATTACGACAGCATGACGTTCATCATCGACAACACCAACGAGGATATCAAGCAGGCATATGCTGCCATGACCAGCCTGCACCCGTCCGGCTTCGATGGGATGCCGCACTCCTGCAACCCGCATGCCGCAGAAGATCATATCATCTCTGGCTTGGCGGACATCGACATTTTAAAGGAACGGTACCGACAGGCTGTGGAATACATGACATGGTTCCAACCTGCCTGGGAGAAACTGAGCAGCGATGAGCAATACGTACTGGAAACCTTTTATGCTGATGAGGATGCACAAACGAGTGCCGTTTATGCTATTGCCGATCATTTCCACATCGAACGGTCCTCTGCCTACAAAAGGAAGAATCGTGCATTGGCTAAGTTTGCCATTCTTTTGTTTGGAAAGACATGATGTCCAAAATCGCGGACGCATTTACCTGTTTTACGTGGTATACTAATAGCATGAAAGTGTGAGAGAAGCCTTCGAGGGAGCAATCCTTTGAGGTTTTTTGCTATGTCTGGAGATGAACATTGTGCCTTGGAAACCAAAGAAACCGTGCGCCTATCCCGGCTGCAAGGAGCTGACCGTGAACCGGTACTGCGAACAGCACCAAAAATTAATGGACAAACGTTATGACACGTACGAGCGCAACCCTGTCGTCAAGAAACGATACGGTAGAGCATGGAAGCGCATCCGGGACCGGTACATTGGAAAGCAGCCACTGTGTGAGATGTGCCTGAAGAACCACAAGACCACACCGGCAACGGAGGTGCACCATATCCGTCCCCTATCCCGCGGCGGCACTCATGACGAAGAGAACCTCATGGCGCTGTGCAAGCCGTGCCACTCGAAGATAACCGCCGAGATGGACGACCGCTGGCACCATACCAAAAAGGAATACCGTTACGAGTGACTACGCTCCGCCAGGAGGGGTGGTCCAAATCCCGGGCGCGCCAAAATGCTAGACCGGTGCTGGGGTCACACGCACAAAAATTGCGGTTCAAACGGGGGATTTACCGCATGGGAAAGGAGTTGAACAGCTATGGCCAAGGACGGAACCAATCGCGGCGGCAGACGGATCCGTGCCGGGGACAAGCCGGAGGCGCTGGCCGATAAGATTGCCAAGGGAAAAGCAGCCACCATTATCGACCTGCCGACGCCCACCTTAGAAGGGGCGGCGGATTTAAACGATGCCGCAGATCTCACCGGCGAGGACATGCCGAATCCCAGCGACTATTTGTCTGCCCGGCAGCGGGACGGCAAGCCGCTTGGTGCTGACGACTTGTTCCGCCAGACCTGGCGATGGCTGAAGGACCGTGGCTGTGAACGGCTCGTCAATCCCCGGCTGCTGGAAGCCTATGCCCAGGCATTTGCCCGGTATATCCAGTGCGAGGAAGCCATCAGCATGTATGGACTGCTCGGCAAGCACCCCACGACCGGCGGTGCCATTACCAGTCCGTTTGTGCAGATGAGCCAGTCGTTCCAGAAGCAGGCGAACCTGCTCTGGTACGAGATTTTCGATATCGTCAAGCAGAATTGTACGACAGCGTTTGTAGGAAGTCCACAGGATACGATGATGGAGCATCTGCTGCAGGCGCGGAAAGGAAAATAACCATGGAATTAATCAAAAAGAACATACAAGACCTCATCCCGGCAGCCTATAATCCGAGAAAGGATTTGCAGCCGGGAAATCCGGAATACGAAAAGCTGAAACGCTCGCTGGATGAGTTCGGCTACGTCGAGCCTGTCATCTGGAACAAGCGCACCGACAACGTGGTCGGCGGGCACCAGCGCCTGAAGGTGCTCCAGCAGGAAGGCATCTCGGAAATCGACTGCGTTGTAATCGACATGGACACCGAAAAGGAGAAAGCCTTAAACATCGCCCTCAATAAAATCAGCGGCGACTGGGATACGGATAAGTTAGCGCTGCTCATTACCGATCTGCAGGGCAGCGACTTTGATGTATCGCTTACCGGCTTTGATCCGGCAGAACTCGATGACCTGTTCAAGGCCGATATAAAGGATGGGGTACATGAGGATGACTTTGATGTGGATGCCGAGCTTAAGAAACCGGTGTTTTCCAAAACGGGTGATGTGTGGCAGTTGGGAACCCACCGTCTGCTCTGCGGCGACAGCACCCAGCCGGAAACATATCAGCGATTGCTGCAGGGAATACCGGTCAATCTGGTGGTCACCGATCCGCCGTACAACGTCAACTACGAAGGTCGGGCCGGAAAAATCAAGAATGACCATCTGCAGGACGATAAATTCTACCAATTCTTATATGATGCGTTCACCTGTATGCATACCGTTATGGCAGACGATGCCAGCATCTATGTATTCCATGCCGACACCGAGGGACTTAACTTTAGGAAAGCCTTCTCGGATGCCGGTTTTTATTTATCCGGCTGCTGCATCTGGATGAAACAGTCGCTGGTACTGGGACGCTCGCCCTATCAATGGCAGCACGAGCCGGTGCTCTACGGCTGGAAGAAGAAAGGGAAACACGAATGGTATACTGGGCGGAAGGAATCTACTATCTGGCAATTTGATAAACCTAGGAAAAATGAGGACCATCCCACGATGAAACCGATCCCGCTGTTGGCCTATCCCATCCTAAATTCCAGCATGACCGGCTGCACCGTACTGGATCCATTCGGCGGCAGCGGCTCGACGCTGCTGGCCTGCGAACAGACGAAGCGACGCTGCTATATGGTGGATCTGGATGAAAAGTTCTGCGATGTGATCGTGAAACGATATATCGAGCAGGTCGGATCGAGCGAACAGGTAACCGTGACACGGCATGGAAAAACCTATACCTATACTGAAATGGAGGCAATATAATGCGTGTATGTATCAACCCCGGTCATGACCGGGAACGGGACAGTGGTGCGGTGAACCCCGACACCGGACTGCGGGAATGTGATGTGGCTGCTGCAATTGGGGAATTAGTGAAAGGGTACTTGGAGAAGGCAGGCTGCGAGGTGCAGCTCTTGCAAAGCGATAACCTGGCTGGGGAAACACCGGATCTGCCCTGCGTGGTGGATACGGCAAACACTTGGCCTGCCGATGTATTTGTCAGTTTGCACTGTAATGCCGACAGCGGCTGTGCCCGTGGTACAGAAACGCTGGTGTATGCCAACGACAGCGGTTCATCTCCGCAGCTTGCCGCCTGCATCCAGTCACAGATCGTACAGAGCCTCGGCACCGTGGACCGCGGCTTGAAGGAACGGCCCAACCTCATCGTACTGAGGGACACCACGATGCCCGCCGTTCTGGTGGAAACAGCTTTTATTGATAACGAGGATGATGCCGCGCTGCTCACGAATAACGTGGATGATTTCGCCCGGGCCATTGCCCGTGGCATAACAGATTTTGAAGGGAGATAGAAAAAATGGATATTGAAACGATTAAGAACGAACTTAAGGAACACATTCTGGACTCGGTGCAGGAAGATGCCAAGAACGCCACTATTTCCTGGCTGAATACAACGGTGCTTCCGGCAGCCAAGGAAGTGGCGGATGCGTATACCGCAGCCTTGCAGGAATCTGCTGGCAAGGAAACCGGTTGGAGCAAGTTCCGCGATCAATGCTTCCTGCCGACGCTCATTGACGGCGGTCTGTGGCTGACCGGAAAGCTGCTCGGTAAAATGTCGGCGGTACAAGAATAATTTGTACAAATTATGGTACAAACCCCTTGCTATAGTTGCCGGTTAGAGTGATATATGTACATGACAAAAAACGAAAGGGGTTTACTACCATGAAAATTTTATACCATGCACAAGGAAAAACACGTAAGGAACTGGCGGATGCCATCAGCACCATTACCGGAGCCACAAAAGTGTATAAGGGGATTCCCAGCTATGCCTACGAGATTGGCTGTTTTACAGTTGACCGCGACGGCGATCTTAATTTTGATGACATGGCTGACAAGAAGAAAATCGAGAATTTGTTAGAAAAACTCGATAGTATGGGATTCCATGCCGATCCAGCCGAACCAACAGGAAAAAGACCTGACGATTCGGCGTCTAAGCAGGAGAATATAGACGACTTGGTGATTGCCATGCCACGTTCCTTCTTCACCGATACGGCACTGGAAAACCTGAAGAAGCTGATTCAGGCCAAGAGCAACTTAATGTTAAAAGTTTTCCAAACTGATGTGCTGCGCATACAGGTAACGGAGGATAAAGTGTTATTCCCTTGGTTCACCGGTTGTCCGGATGCTGATATGGTAAAAACCTGCACCCATTTCATTACGGCACTCTGCCATCTGGCGAAAAAGCAAAAACGGGTGCTGGCAACAGAACGAGTATCAATCAACGAAAAATATGACTTCCGCTGCTTTCTGCTACGGCTTGGCTTTATCGGAAAGGAATACAAGGACGAACGGAAGTTGCTCCTGCAGCACCTTTCCGGTTCCTCGGCCTTTAAAAACGGCAGAAAGGAAGAACACACTGATGAGATATCCAAGTAAGGAGCGACTGGAGCAATTACGCAGTGCATATCCTGCCGGGACGCGGATTGTACTGGTGCAAATGGACGACGCCTAGGCTCCACCAACCGGTACGAAGGGAACGGTTGTCGGTGTGGATGACACCGGAAGCCTGCTGGTGCATTGGGACAACGGCAGCACGTTGAATGTGCTGTACGGCATAGACCGCTGTCTTACAATCAGAAAGAAGTAATCACACCATATCATCATTACCAAGACTGCCAACCTCGGCGGTCTTTTTTGTTGCTGTCAAGGAGGTGACGCTGCTTGCGAACGTTGAAACGCTACCGTTCCACGAAATTCAAGGCCAAAGATTCCAAATACAACAAAACCATGGCGGACTATGCCGTGTCCTTTATCGAATGCCTCTGTCACACCAAGGGCACCTGGGCCGGGAAACCGTTTGAGCTGATCGACTGGCAGGAACAGATCATCCGCGATGTGTTCGGCATCTTAAAGCCGAACGGCTATCGGCAGTTCAATACCGCCTACATCGAGATTCCCAAAAAGCAGGGCAAGTCGGAGCTGGCAGCAGCGGTAGCTTTGCTTTTATGCTGCGGTGACGGGGAACAACGTGCCGAGGTGTATGGCTGCGCCGCCGACCGCCAGCAGGCATCCATTGTATTTGAAGTGGCAGCAGATATGGTGCGGATGTGCCCGGCCTTATCCAAGAGGGTGAAGCTGTTGGCTTCGCAGAAGCGGATCATCTACCTTCCCACGCACAGCTTTTACCAGGTCTTGTCTGCCGATGCCTATAGCAAGCACGGCTTTAACGTAAGCGGCGTAATCTTCGATGAGCTGCACACGCAGCCGAACCGGAAGCTGTTTGATGTCATGACCAAAGGCTCCGGTGATGCCCGGACGCAACCGTTGTATTTCCTCATTACGACCGCCGGAACGGACACTCATTCCATCTGCTATGAAACCCATCAGAAGGCGCTGGATATTATCGCGGGCCGGAAGATTGATGCTACTTTTTATCCGGTGATATACGGGGCCAAGGAAACCGACGACTGGACAGATATAAAAGTGTGGAAGAAAGCCAACCCGTCGCTCGGCATTACGGTCGGCATGGACAAGGTCAAGGCGGCCTGCGAATCTGCCAGACAGAATCCCGCCGAGGAGAATGCGTTCCGGCAGCTTCGTTTGAACCAATGGGTCAAGCAGGCGATCCGCTGGATGCCGATGGACAAATGGGATGCCTGCGCATTTCCTGTACAGCCGGATGAACTGAAAGGACGTGTCTGCTACGGCGGCCTGGACTTATCCTCTACGACGGATATTACGGCCTTCGTGCTGGTATTTCCGCCGCAGGATGAAGCAGACAACTATGTCGTGCTTCCCTACTTCTGGATACCGGAAGAAAACGTATCGCTTCGTGTCCGACGGGATCATGTCCCCTATGACGTATGGCAGAAGCAGGGATTCCTGCATACAACCGAAGGAAACGTCGTCCATTACGGCTACATCGAAAAGTTCATCGAAACCATGGGCGAACAGTACAACATCCGCGAGATCGCCTTCGACCGCTGGGGTGCGGTGCAGATGGTGCAGAATCTCGAGGGTATGGGATTTACCGTCGTCCCGTTCGGGCAGGGGTTCAAGGATATGAGCCCGCCAACCAAGGAACTGATGAAGCTGACGCTGGAAAAGAAGATTGCCCACGGCGGACAGCCGGTGCTGCGCTGGATGATGGACAATATCTTCATTAAATCCGATCCGGCGGGCAATATCAAGCCTGATAAAGAAAAATCCACAGAGAAGATAGACGGTGTAGTAGCTACGATAATGGCACTGGATCGTGCCATCCGCTGCGGCAACGACAACAGCGAAAGCGTATATGACCAAAGGGGGTTATTAATTTTATGAGTATATTCCAACGTATATGGGGTAAAAAGTCACGCGACAAGCCGAAAAACTACCTGTCTACGGCTTTTACGTTCCTGTTCGGCCCGACCTCCTCCGGAAATGTGGTGACGGAACAGACCGCTATGCAGACAACGGCGGTCTATGCCTGCGTCCGGGTGCTGTCCGAGGCCATTGCCGGACTGCCGCTTAACATGTATCGTTACACACCGGATGGCGGCAAGGAAAAGGCCATCAATCATCCGTTGTACAACCTTCTCCATGATGCCCCCAATCCGGAAATGACGAGCTTTATCTTCCGGGAAACGCTCATGAGCCATCTGTTATTGTGGGGCAATGCCTATGCACAGATCATCCGGAACGGCACCGGGCAGCCGATTGCACTCTACCCGCTGCTGCCCAGCAAGATGGATGTCAGCCGGGCCGCCAACGGCCAGCTTATCTATACCTACTCCAAGGACTCAGATGAGTTCGGCGCTAATAATCGCTGTCAGCAGATTGTCCTGTCGCAGGATGAGGTACTGCATGTTCCGGGACTTGGCTTTGACGGACTCATCGGCTACAGTCCGATCGCCATGGCCAAGAATGCCATCGGCATGTCGCTGGCAGCCGAGCAGTACGGCGCGTTATTTTTTGCCAATGGTGCTACTCCGGGCGGCATTCTGGAGCATCCGGGTATCGTGAAAGATCCGGTCAAACTGCGGGAAAGCTGGCATGCCCAATTTTCCGGTACAAACCGGCATAATGTGGCCGTGTTGGAGGAAGGCATGACCTTCCAGCAGTTATCCATCCCGCCGGATCAGGCGCAGTTCCTTGAAACACGAAAGTTTCAGATCGATGAGATCGCCCGTATCTTCCGGGTGCCGCCGCATATGGTCGGGGATCTGGAAAAATCCACTTTCTCCAATATCGAGCAGCAGTCATTGGAATTTGTCAAATATACCCTCAATCCCTGGTGCGTCCGCTGGGAACAGGCCATGAACCAGCAGTTGGTACTGCCATCGGAACGTTCGCAGGTCTTTACACGGTTTAATGTAGACGGACTGCTGCGCGGCGACTATCAGAGTCGCATGAATGGCTATGCCATCGGCAGGCAGAACGGCTGGCTTTCCGCCAACGACATCCGGGAGCTTGAGGATATGAACCGCATCCCTGCCGAACAGGGCGGTGATACGTATCTTGTCAACGGCAATATGCTGCCGCTGGATCAGGCAGGAAAATTTTATACCGAAAGCGAGGGGAAAAATTCATGAAGAAATTCTGGAACTGGAATACCGACAATGACACCGAACGTATTCTTACCATTGACGGGGCCATTGCCGAAGAAAGCTGGTTTGATGACGAGATAACGCCGAAG